GAGTTTAACCAGACTGCCAGACTGCCTGTCATTGCACCAGTCACGACACTTATGAGACTGGCTTGTTGTGTGGTAAGATCAGGCTGTGACAATGCCCATTCGATGCACCGGATGTAAACACCTGTCATTACCAGTATACAGAAACGTGGCAGTATCTTCAGCTCAAGCATCTTTCTTGCAACATCTTCCACTGTCATTTCTGGCTCTCCCTAATCGCTTTCATGGTTTCACGCATTGACGGTGGGCGCGGCGCATCCCTCACAAAATCACATAAAAATTCACGCGGAAACCACTCATCTAAGCGAAAGTTGATGGTTTCTTGAACATTGTACGAACCACGGTACACACACCACCTTTGATCTTCAATTTTTTCACAACCTACCAAACGACAAACAACATGCTCTGGCTCTGCCCTGGCGGTGTGCGCCTTCAATAACATTACAAATGCAACCAATACAGCACAGCCAATCAAGCCCATAGCAATCCAGGCAACAATTTCCACAAACCTACGTCTGCGTTGCCTTTGAATATACAAAGTTTCCTGACGCTGTTTTCTGATCTTGCCCTCCATAGCAACAAGCTCATCCCACTTTGACTTGCCGTACATCATGCCTATGAGGTTCTTGAGGTCTGTTCTTTCCTGTTGCGCTTTCTGTTTTGCCGCAAAGGCTTCCATAGCCTCTTGCTCAACAGATTTGCCAGCAAACAGTTTCTTAAATATTGGAGGATTCTTGGCCTCTTTTTCTAGCATGTCCAGGTCGCTAAGTGCGCCCATCCATCTGCCAAGATCAGATGCCATGCTTTCTATATCACGCCCTATCTGCACACCTTTTTTCACAGCATTGAAAGCAGCGGTGGCAGTAGCCATGACGGTAACGGGGTCCATCAGTACACCTTCATATCCTTACTAACTGCTTCTGGCACACAGTACGCTGTAATCTTCTGCCCTTGCGCATGCAGCTTTTTAGCAAAGTACACACACTCATTTATATCGCGGAACCGCATTGTCTCTGGCATCCGTTTTGTGTCGACAAAGACATACAAAGCAAAGGCAACAATCGTTTCCACATTAATTACTAAGCCTTTCTAGCCTATCCTCAAGACGCTGTAGACTGTCAGTTATTCTTTGCAAATCATTACGCAACTCACCGCGTGACACAAAGTCCTCGCGTGTTCTGTTGATAAGTATATCCAGACGCTTCACCTCTCGCGCTTGTGAACCAAGAAACCAGCCGCCAGCCATAACGAGGACGCCAATCAAGCCATCTATTATGTGAACAAGATCCATTATCTAACCACAGTACAGCGCACATGGGACCGTGTAACTGCCATCGCTGTATGTTTCTTGTTTTAAAGATGTGAGGACTTTGCCTATAGTCTTGCTACGAATAATATCATCATCCTGCACCTTTGCAGTGCCGTCACCGTTTGATGACAGCAAATCACCTGCTTCTACTGTAACGTCCTTGTTTACGCGAACTAGGTTCGTACCAACCGAACAGATGTTCATGTCGTTTACTTCTTCTACCTCATCGTTATCCCAATCAAGGAATACACCATAAACTTTTTTGCTATCGGCAGTGTCTGATACTTTACCCATTGTGTGTTTTACGTTTTTTTCCTGTATAATTTTTGCAGTGACAGTAATTTTTTCATTTGGGTCAAGTGTTGTTGTTTCGTATGTAAAAGTGTCTCCAACAGATTTTCCTTCTGGCAAAGCTATTGACTCTTTTTTAGTCTCTTCATTGTACTCGTACTCTGCCTGATACCACGTACACATTTGGTCAATAGTTTCTATAACAGTGCCACGCAGTATTGTAGGTTTGGAGTTATCTGCTAAACGTGTCCAGTGAGAACCACAAAAGTCACCGTATGTAATCGTGGTTCCAGATACAGAAATTATACCCTCTGTTGTAGCACCCTGTTGCAAAGCCACTAAAGAACCGTCATCTCCATTACGGTTGACGCTTAAAACAACTCCACTGCTTCTGGTAAAATTGGTGTCATTACTACCTGATATAGTCATTGTACTCGTATTACCAGACCCAAGTATTAAGCCACCACTTTCACAATTATTAAGAAGAGCAGTGGTGTTAATAAGTGCAAACTGTGCGCCACGATTAGAGCCATCAGCGGGGTCAGTAAGTTTGACCACTGCTGCTTCTGCGTCATTAATATGAAAATATTTAGAACCGCTGGGAACAGACGTACCAGCAATAGAGGAGTCAAGAGTAGGATTTTGATGGCCAATGCCAATGTTGCCAGTTGAGCCTTCTAAAAAGAGAGCACCCTGTTGAAGGTCAGACTCAACACGGAAGTCTATGTCTTGGCTACCTTCGTTAAAGACTGTTTCGGCTTGTGCTGAATCAAATCCAAATTTCATTCTGCTGCGACCGTTGGCATTTTGTCTGGTGAAAATTTCTAGTTCACCATCTTCACTGCCGCCAGAACCGTCACCCGCATCATTTATTTTTACTTGCAGATACGCATAAGTTGTTTCGTTACCAGCGTCATCATCTCCAATAAATCTAAATCTACCAATCTCATCGCCATCAGCAGGGCTGCTAGAATCACGAATCATGTCAATCATAGGACCAACATTTGCGTCTGCATCTGTGGATTTAAGTGTAAGTTGTGGGTCGTTGTCGGCGGTGGTAATTGTCATTGGCACAGCCATAGATGCTGTGGTTGTTAAGGTCAAAATTTCTGTATTACTGCCGCCATTTCTTACTTCAAATTTTAATTCGCCATCTTCTGTGCCATTAGTCACATCCAATATGCGTGAATTGATACTGGCATAAGTTGTGTTGTTACCAGCACTATCGTCTGCGTTGAACTCAATTTTGCCAGTTACATCGTTATCAGCAGGACTGGAACTGTCTCTTTGCAAAGACAGAAGTGGGCCTACGCTTGCATCTGCATCTGTGGACTTGAGTACTAGCTGTGCGGTGTTATCAGCAGTGGTAAATGTACAACCATCAGTTGCGTTAATTACACCAAATGACCCAGTACCAGTTGTGGTGATATTGCTGGAACCGTTGTCTATTGCGCCAAAGCCGCTTGTGATACTGCCAGAGTTGAGTGCGCCAGTTGTGACGATGTTAGAGTCTCCAGCCGCTGGTGCAGCCCCGATGTCAGATAACACCTCAGATGCAGAACGTCCTTCAATAGCTGTGCCGTCAATGCGTAGGAAATCGTTGTCAGCAGCACCGCTGGTAAAGGTAGCTACATTACCACTTGATATACCAGCAGACGGAATATCAGATGTTAGTGCAACTGTACCGGCACTGGATGGTAGTGTTACAGTTACGTCTGCTGTAGAAGCAGGACCAATTAATGTGACAGCATTTGTTCCGTTATCTGTGTCTTCTTTAAATAGTATAGAGCCAGCAGCAGAAGCTGAACCTGTAAGAGTAGGTGCTGTCAGGCTTTTGTTGGTCATTGTCTGTGAGCCAGTAAGCGTAGCCACTGTGCTGTCAATAGCCACAGTTAAAGTATTACCAGAGCCAGATGTATCAATGCCTGTTCCACCAGCAATGTCTAGTGTTTCACTGTCAAGGTCAATGCTAAGTGCGCCACCGCTGTCACCTTGAAAGTCAAGATCAGATGCGGTAAGCTGTGCATCTACGTAGGCTTTAATAGCTTTGGCTGATGCTAGCGTAGTGTCTGTACCAGCAACACTAGACAAGTCCGTATCAAGCACACCAGACTTTAAATTATCTACCTCAATGTTAGACACAGTGTTATTATCTACATCAATAGTTTTATTTGTAAGAGTTTTAGTTGTAGCAGCAAGATACGTATCAAATGTATCTACTGTAGTCTGGCGCATTGTGCCACCATCATTAGTTACAATACCATCTCCACCTGCGACTGCTGTTGTGCCAGCAGATGTGCCGCCATCCATAAGATTAAGTTCTGTTGCAGTAGCAGTAACATTAGTGCCGCCAATATCCAATGTTGTCATGGATACTTCACCAGCTACTGTGGCGATACCGTCTGCTAATGTAATTAAGTCAGTGTCATCAGTATGACCTATGGTAGTGCCATTAATAATTACATTGTCTACAGTAAGTGTTGTAAGCGTACCAACCGATGTAAGGTTTGGCATCGCTGTAATTTCGTCATCAAAATAGGCAGCTAAGTCTGTGACTGCCACCTGTTTCATTGTTCCAGCATCGTTGAATACAACACGATCTGCATCAGCTACGGTAGTAGATGTAGCAGTAGTGTCACCATCAAGTATGTTTAATTCTGTTGTGGTAACTGTTGCACCGTCTAATATCTCTAGTTCAGCTTCAGATATACCTGCACTGCCTATTGTTAATGTACCAGATATATCTACGTTACCATTAATATCAATAGTAGTGGCAGCTATCTGTATTTCTGTGTCAGCTACAAGATCAAGCTGTCCATCTGTGCTTGAGTTAATGTAGATGGCTGTGTCACGAAACTGTAGTTTTTCTGTGCTGGCTACAAGTATATCATCCGAAAACTCAAAGTAGTCTTCGTCTTCCATCCATTTTAGTTCACCATCATTAGTCTCACCATCAAAGGTAATGGTAATATCAGTGCCAGCAGTGCCAGCACCAAATGTTAATCCATTGCCAAGTAGTTTCGTAATAGGTCCACCTTCAGCAGCAGTGCCATCGTGTGTATGTCCAGTGCTGGCAGCAAAGGCTGCAAGAAGCTGATTAAATTCATTGTTGGTGTGTGCGGCAGTAATAACATCTCCGTCAGTGTAGGAGGACTGCCTAGTATAAGTATCACCCATTTATCTTCTCTCTCCTAACTGGTATTCTAATTGAAACCCTTTTAACGAATAGGGTGCTGTTTCTGCACTATCCTCTACTCGTAGTGCTATCGCAAATCCCGACCCCTCTACGGATTGTCTCACTAGCGGTTGTGATGCACCACCATAAATAGGTGTGCCATAAACAGATGTTCCGTACAAAGCAACAACATCTTCAGAGTCTAGTGGATATGCAGCAGGTCTTGACGAGTCTGCCGCTTCATAGTCGTATCTAAGAATTAAATTAGAGTTAATAGCTGCTTCAGGTTTATAGTTAATAATAACCCGTTGCATATTTTTACGAATGCCCGGATCATTCATCGTTAAATCTGGGCTTCTGTACCGTCCAAATATTACAGTGCCGTCAAATGTATTACCAGACTCTTGCCTATAAACATATCCTGTTGAATATGCCCCATGTAAAACAATAACATTACCTTCAGATACAAAACTATCGGTCGAGGCTGGACGTATTCCCTGCAATTCAGAAAACTCAAACCGCTGTCCTTTTAGTACACATATAATACCTTTACTAAGATTTTCAGCAACGGTTGACTTTGTAAAAAATATTCTATACTGTGTTTTATCAGGTATAACAGTAGACACAAACTCTGACGCACTACCTATGTTATCATTAAATATAGACTGTACATTAGAACTTATAGTGCCAAGTTCCACGTCACCAATCCTCGCTGTACCTGCAATTGTTCGCAACCCATCAGGACCAAGAAAAATAAGATCACCAGCAAATTCTTGAATGGTGTTGCCATTTATACAACCAATGTCACGTGTAACAGGCACTATAGCAAAATTAGAACTTGATGTACCGCTTAGTTTAAATATACGAGTTTCACAAAAGATAAATAAATCTTCACGGAAAACTTTAAGTCCTGTTATAGTGTCGTCAACATTAATAGTGCCAGCACCAGAACCGCTACTAAAGGCATCTTCATCTGCTGGTTGACTAAATACTACTGTTTGTGGTATAGCAGATTTACCAGCATAAAACATATGGTTTTTAAATGCAGCTACAAACTTAGCACCAGCTACATCACTTTCACTTACATCTGTTGCAGATAAAGAACTGTTAAATACTGTAGGTGCATTTGTACCATCAACAACAATTATTTTATCTGTGCCATCAAAATTAAATCGTTCAAAGTTATATATACCTGCGCCTGTCCTACCACTGTCGATGGATGACCAACTTGATCCACCGGGGTCTGCGCTAAATATAGATGTGCCTCTGGCTGCTAGTACCTTGCTACCAAACGTAGCCACCATAAGAACTTTTTCTGAAGCAGATGCAGTTTGCGGAACTACAGCAGAAACGTATTTAGAAAAACCATTTATTCTGCGATACCCACCTTCAATATCTGGCTCAAAGTTACGCAGTTCTAATGCTTCACCCGGTTGCATTAAAAAGGTAGAACGATTTAATATTAAACCGCCTTCACAGTTAAATGCGGTAGGTTGTGTTGCTGTCATTTATTCTGCCCTTACGTTATTAGAACCTCTTGTATTTCCTGTATATGGTATGTAAGTAGATCGAACATACTCAAATTTGTTTACTAGAAGTGTTTGCATATTTTTAATGCCTTGTTCAAATCTAGCAAAAGCAATACCATACTGTTGTGTTTCACCACGATATTGATATACAAAAGCCACAGCACCATCTACAATTACTGGAGAAAATCTATCTGGTATGGTTGTTGTGTCGCCGTGTGCTGACAAGTCAGACGGAAAAGTAAAAAAGTCATACTTTAATGTATAGGCTTTTTCAGGATATGGATATAACAAGTAGTTATTATCTAATGTTCTCACTACATAAATTGGTGCAGAACCAGAGTCAAACTGTGCTACTTGAACACCACTAGCATGGGCTGCTGCTGTTGTGCTTTCAGCACCCCGTGTGCAACCCGTAAGGTCATTACCTAGTATGCCTGTATAAGTGATAATTTCACTACCTATGTACACCTTGCCTGTAGAATCAAAACCTGTAGTTGATGTTAGTGTTAATGTTGTTACGGAGTCAGAATGTGAACCGTTTAATGTTGTTGTTGTAATTTCATCTTCTTGCGTTATATATGCGTTAATATATTCGTTATAATCTAACTTTCGTAGTCTACCACCAGAAGTATTGGTGTCAGTATCTTTGACTATTCTAAATGTATTATAGTCAACTGTTTTGGCTGTAGTGGGTATGCTGTATCGCACAGTACCCGGAACCAATGTTTCACTTTTGGTAGAGTGATTAAACGGATAATTAAATTCTCTTTGATTAATATATCTAATGGCTTCGTTGACAGCATTTTGTG